GTCCTCGTGATTGTATCCACACGAAATCATTGCCGTGTCGTGCATCAATTTGATAGCATCTTTAATGACGGTTTCATTCATGGATGAATTCTTCACACCATCCTGTAGTTTCATGATCATCGGATTGCACGGATTGATCTCCAACGTTTTTTTCGAACCACCCATTCCATGGTTGGCATTTGTCGATAGAGTTTGTGCTTTCATGATTCGCTCCATGTTTGCAGTCCAACCGTATTCTGACGTAACCAAACAGCAAGGATCATCTCCTAGACGCGTTGATACCACCACCTTATCGACATCCAGTACTTCTTTCATCCGTGTGCAAAGATATTTTTCATATTCTTCATCCGTTTTCGTGAAATCGACGTTATGTTTGGTAACATTCACGAGTTTTTTGTCGTCGAAATCTCGAACTTGTTGAATCATGTATTCGTCGATAGCACTGGTCATAAATAATACGTCATAACCCTTGGCCAAAACACCATTCACAAACGGTGATTTACAAACTGCCTTTCTGGATTCTCCAGTGATGTAATAAATCTCTTTTTGGTCTTCTTTCATTTCGCTGACATATGTTTCGAACGAGATTTTCTCTTCGTGTTTCCCAGAGTCAAAACGCAGCAGCTTGATGAGCTTATCGCGGTTCCTGGAATCTTCGTGAATGCCGAGTTTAATACTTTGATGAAACTGTTCGTAGAATGTCGTGTATTTGGTTTTATCTTCGTCGTCTGCCAATTCAGTAATCATTTCGACACACTTTTTGACCAGATTCTTTTGAATGACCTTTAACACATTGTTCTGTTGAAGCATTTCCCGCGATACATTGAGTGGTAAATCGTCGCTATCTACGACACCGCTCACGAAACCAAGCCATTCCGGAAGCAGATCATCGAATTTATCCATAATAAATACGCGCTTTACGTACAATTTAATATTGTTCTTTTTTGTTGCATTTTTAAACATATCGAAAGGAGCACGTTTAGGGACGTAGAGTAGCGATTTATATTCGATCTGTCCTTCTGCCGCGAAATGTTTGACAACCATATGCGTATCCCAGTCATTTGTTAGAGACTTGTAAAAGGCACCATATTCTTCATCTGTCACGTCATCTGGTTTGCGTTGCCAGAGCGGTTTTTTGGTGTTCAGATGTTTCCATTCTTCAATCTCTTCTACCACGGTTTTTGTTTTTGGTTTCTTCTCTGTAGCCTCTTCTTCTGTAACAGATTCGATTTTGCCTTCTTCGTTGTCGTCTGGGTCATTCTTGGTGTCAGAATCATCCTCGACGTCGTCGTCAGGAACTTCTTTCGATTCTGAACGAGTCGTCCATAATTTAATCGGATACGTGATGTATTCCGAATGCGTTTTCACAATATCTTCTAATTTAGATTGTTCCAAATACGATTCGCAATCTTCTTTCATAGACAGTACAATTTCGGTTCCGTTGTCGAATTTGGACTCTTCCATTTCAGTAATTGTGAATGACCCACCCGCTTTGGATTCCCAGCAATACATGTTGGGGGAATCGTCGTGCTTCGAATACACCTGAACGGTATCCGCGACCAAATAAGCGGAGTAGAAACCGACACCAAACTGCCCAATCATACTCAAATCAGAACCCGTACCCGATTGTAGAGCTTCCATGAACTGTTTCGTTCCAGAGTTCGCAATCGTACCCAAACACGAAATCATGTCATTTTTGGTTAGACCAATCCCATTATCACGAATGGTTAGAGTTTTCTGTTCTTTATCAGCAACCATCTCGATACTGTAATCACCTCCCGTTCCTTTACTCTCGGAAGATAGTGCGATGTGTTTGGCTTTATCAATAGCATCTGACGCGTTACTAATCAATTCACGCAAGAATACATCTTTGTTGGAATAGAATGTATTAATAATTAAAGATAGAAGTTGGTTGATTTCTGCCTGGAATTCGAAAGTTTCTTGAGTCATAATGTAGTTATTCTGAGTAAATATCTGTGTATATATTTAAGTAAGTTTTTTATATTTTAAATATAATGAATACATTGCTCTTTCAAGAATCGATCGAAATCCCGATTGTAATTATAATTGTTATGTTTATTTTTAAGGAATACAATAGTATCTATATATCATGCATTGTATTGTTGATAATGATGATTTATTTCTATAGACTTCCGAAACGAATGCCTCCAACGTATCCTAAACAGATGATTATTGCGCCGTGTAATGGCGAAGTTTTAAAAATCATCGTAAAGCCGGACATCACCCAAATAATCATCCACTTATCCATCTTTGATATTCACACACAATGGTATCCAACACACGGTACGATTCGAAATGTGATATATAAACCAGGCGAATTTAATATTGCAAAAATAATCCATAAATCAAGTTTCAACGAACGCATGACCACAGTGATACAAAATGAATATGGAATTACGCGCGTCGATCAAATCGCGGGACAAGTCGCGCGGAGGATAGTGAATTGGTCGGTGAGCAAATCAGACGTTAAACGAGGGCAATTGATGGGTATGATAAAGTTATCATCTAGAGTAGATGTTTATTTACCAACAAAAAAAGTAGATTTGATGGTTGAATCTGGTAATGTGTTGATTGGCAATATATCTACCATCGCAAAATGGAAATGAAACACACCACACATTCACATCGTAATCTTGTACAGTTTCAAATTATAAAGTATTACAAAATGTTGTTCAAGAATGAACCGATGCCGATTCAATAATATTAAGGATTTCTTTTCCATAGGCTTTCAGTTTGATCATTCCAATTCCACGAATCGCTTGTAATTCGAGAAGTGTTTTTGGTTTGTATTTGATAATGTCTTCAACGTTTTTTATTGTCAATATTTCATGTTTTGCTTTAAACAGTTTCTTGGATTTACTTGCAAGCCAATTTTCGAGCATGAACACGAGCATGTTGTGTTCTGTTTCCGATTGTAAAGTTTCGACAGGTGGTTTCGTGGTCGGAACATTTATGGTGATTGATGTGTTTTTTCGATCGATAGTTGTCCGGGTTTCAATCTGACCACGTGTAATGGCAACATAATATAAATTTCGCTCTTGAGCATTTTCTGATTTCGCCAACATATCTTGGTCTGCTAGAACATCTGAAGAAATGCGTACATAATTGTCCTCTAATCCTTTATATGAATGTACTGTATAACATTTGACACACGAAGAATCGTAGGACACTAAATTCTCTTCGACGGCATCGAACAAACTTTCGAGTTCCTTTGACGTCATGCTTTTTATGAACTTCGGCAAGTCTGCGTCTTCTACGTTCGGATCTGATTTCATGTTTCGATTTCTCTTGTGCATTTTACATATTTCTGTTTTCTTGGATTCATAATTATTGATCCAGACACCGTGGATTTGTGAGGCAGACAAGAGTAGAGACCTCCATGTCCTGAAGAGGTACGTATACTTTGAACAGTTTGACGAGAAGCTTGAAACCAATTTGGTGTTATGGTCTGATTTTGAAATCATCCAACAATTCGGAATTTGCTCGGCGATTTGCTTGCACGCTGGATTTCCCACACGAAAGGTTGAATAGAACTCGATCACTTCCGCGGTAGAGGGCATATAATCGAATGCATCAATATTTCCTCGAAACTGATAGATTGATTGGTTTGGGTCACCAACAAACAACTTTGGAATCGTTGTATTATTCAAAATCATTTTTAACATCATCAAGTCAAAATCTTGCGTTTCGTCAATCATTATCATTTCGTAATTCGTGTCTAGAAATGGATCGCACCATCCATGGACATACGCCAACTTTCTCATCGTATTGAACGTAATGATTGACCCGTTTTCTGCTTTGTCCCACAATACTTTCAATACATTTACATATTCATTTCGACTTCTCTCTACAATGTTGTTCAATTTGTTGCTGCAATAAGAGTGAATGTCTTTATACTCAACATTCGCGCAGAAGTCTTCGAATAAATCGCACACCTGCTTTTTATTTCCGTAGTTGTGTTTTGACATCAAACCCAGGTCGGATAATAGATACGGATTCAACGACGATATTTTGTCAATTGATTTGCCTTGAAACGTGTATAACCGATACATCAGTGAATCAAATGTGCATGGAATTAAATTGTTGATTTTGTGGGTTTTAATCTTTGATTTGATTTCATTGATTAAAGACTTGTTGAAAGCCATGTACAGAATTTTTGTAATGGGTTTATACTTCGCGAGATTCAATAAGGTAGTTGTTTTGCCACTACCAGCCACTGATTTTACGGCGACGACATCGTGTTTTTTGAAATCCTTTTTATCAATGTATTTTCTGTGAATTTCATCAAACATATACATTGATTTCTCACAACGAGCGTTCAAAGTTGCGACTTTTGGCATCTTAGATGTATTACTACTCGCAATAAGTAATTTATCTTCTTTAGTCAATAGGTATCTCAATCCGGTATTGTTAATGACATCCTTTAATTTACATATTTCACCAATCCATACGGTGCATATTTTATGATCGATCTCGACTTTCATATCTGTCGAATCAACCAACCACATGTACTCTTTGTACCCCGTTTGCATAAACACGTTTCTCTCTACTTGTGTCACATTCTTTACCCATTGTTCGTCGGGGATGACACAAACACAAAAATTAGATACGGTGAGTCGTTTCGTATGCTCTTTGTATTCTGATATATCACATACCCAGTCTGAATTGATACATGGCGACTTGGTTTTCGTGGGAAAGGATGTGATCAGATTTTTAGCCGTAATAGATGATTGGAGCAGATCGTAATCATCTGCACATTTTACTTTTATATACTCATGTAGCGACGTGAAAGTCATCAATGTACTGTCTTTAAAGGTAATTCGATTTCGTATATTTTAAATTCGTTTTTTTTTATTTGGAATGCATGGTTTTGTTCGTAATATGACAACTTAGTTTGAGTACGCTAGACCTCCCATTCCAGACATCACGCGTAAAACATTGTAATTTATGGCGAACACTTTGATTGTGTTTCCATTGGATGCGTTTTCCAAATAAAGTGTCGCATTGTCGATTCTTGACATATTACAAGATCCAGATGGCTGATGCTCTTCCGGTTTCATGGAAAAGGAATATACATTGATATCTTGGTGCACCGGTGTTCTAGTGTGATGTTGATACGGTTGAACCAATTGGAAGTACGAAGCTTCTCGGACTGAAAAACGATCATGACCGTTTAACTGTAGATTGGCTTTTGAGTAGGATGTCGCGAATTCACCGGTAGGTTGATCCCCGTTCAGCTTTTCAACCCAAACGAGCTCTTTCACTGGATGATTGAAGTTCAACTTAATTTTGTTCTTCACATTTTCGTCGCCAGTAAATTGCAATTGTTCAATCAAATATTCGTGGGAAACTTGGGCAAATCGGCGACGTTCGTCTGTATCCAGATACACGTAATCGACGTATAAAGATGCTGACTTCATATCACCCACACCATTATTAAATTCACTCCATTGAGCATCATACGAAATGCCATTAGCGTATGATCTCAAATTAGTGTATGTATTTTGTTTTGAAGAGAACTTAATATTCAATTTGACTTCATGATACTGAAGTGCAATCAATGGTAACGCTAGACCGGGATTTCGGTTGAACCAAAACTGAAGTGGTATGTACAGTTTTGAGCCTTCAACCATTTGTTTGTATCCGTTCCAGTGACCCTCCGTTTGTGTTAATTCGTTCCAAATCGCCAGCCAATCACCATAGTGTTTGTCGATTCTTTGACCACCAATTTCAACTTCTACGTAATCTATGATCTTATGACCTATCCATTCTTGTGTGGGAAACGGGAGGGGAGTAGTTCCTGTTGATTCATATGTTGTATACTTCACTGTATTATTTCCAGTTACATCAACATAAACATCATGAAATTCATCTTTATTATCTATAATCTGAACAGTACTACCGTTACTTACATCATTTGTATAAATTGTGAAATCACTGTCAATTAGTTTCATTATTTGATTTACAGGAAAATCTCCATAGGTAAGATTTTCAAGATTTTCAAGATTCCCATTGTTGTCTTTGTACACGAAAGACTGGAACGTTTTACGTATCGTAACATTGTCTTCATCTACTGTGTAAATATTTCCATCTAAATTAGCGAGATATACTTGAACGTTATTCACAATAACGTAATCTCTACCGTCGTCGTCATTAGAAACTAAAGAATTGTCAGCAAATGTATATGTTCCTGTGATTTCAACTCGTGTGTCACTACCAGAAGGATCAGTACCTATAACCATAAGACTGTCAGTATTAGTTGAAGATATATCTACATATGTAGATGTATTCGATAAATCATCTATTTGTACATATATTGAAGTACCATTCAGAGTTAATTGGTCTTTAGTAGGTCTGGAATATTCACCGGGTTTATAATAAAAAGTATTCAGGTTATTCTGATTAACGGTACTAGTTAAAACAGTTTCATTCGCGTCTAATGTATAGTTTTCAGGCAACGGTTCCAGGTCAATTTCAAGATACATCTTGGAGATGAGGTCACCATTGCGTGATATGGTGCAGGTCACCTTTTTGTCGAATCCAACGTCGCCGTTAAATGTTTGTTGAATGGATTCCATCGAAAAATTGGTGTGTCTGCGATACACAACTTTGAAAAATGTAATTTGAGGGTTTCCAGATAAATATATATCTTGTGCTCCGTACGCTACTAATTGCATGAGACCGCCTCCCATTGTTTTATATTTACAAAGATATTATAATCGTTGTACCTAACTTCGCTGAACTAGACCCCATTTCCACTATGAGTCAATAGCCTCTTGTTTTTTAGATTTAATTTGTTCCACATTGTCCAGGTTCAATAATAACATTCATTAATTTCCTTACTAAGTCTATTCTCAAATATTCCCACACTTTATGCATCCCAACCGGATCTTCATCGTAGATTTTCTCAACTGAAAACGTTTGGGAAATCTCGACAGACGGAATTTCATCATCCGATAAATAATTCGTGATGAAAATATCTTCATTCAAATTTGATTTTGGGTTTCTCTTATTTATATTCAAAAGATTTTTCATTCGATTTACATTTCGCAATGAAAACCCGCCGTTACCAACCATTTTATCATTACGAAAGGAGTATTTACTACCTTTCCAGGGCGCACCTACATATGAGTACGTGAAGAATTTAGGTGGTATTCTTTTTCGTATCAAAGAATCTGTTTGAAATACTAGTACGAACTCAGTTTCGAAATACTCATAGGTCGAAGAATTTGTTAGTAACTGATTGTATGTATTTATTGAAATGTTGTCAAAATTTAATCGAATACGCTTTACATTTGTCCATCCGGCAACAATATTTGTTATCAAATCATGATTATCATTTCCATGGATTATGTACAACATGACATCAGTTCCGCCATAAATATTACACATGTTGTGTAAAACTTTTTCCATGTATGGATGGTTTCTAAACTCAATCAAGCAAACAGCCAACTGTCCCGCGTCGGCACTCCATACCGTTCGTTCCACACTCGGTGCTTTGATTTTTTTAAGAATGTCCTCATATATGTCGGTAACGATTTTAGATGTCATTAGAGTATATTAATATATTTGAACACAAGGATTACGCGAAGATTTCGCTCCCAGCGACCTAGTATATAAAAGGTGTGTTTGTTTCAAAACATAAAGAATATATATTCATTACAAAAATGTCGCAACCCAAAACATTAATCATATTATATGGAAACTCTAGGGGAACTGAGGTAGCTTGGGAAAGTATGTATCAACGCGTGATGAAACCTTTGAAAGCAGACCTAGCTCTAGTGTTGCCTTTCGGAGAAAAAAGGAACAGTTTATATGATCGTGCGAAATATACCAAACTGGTCGATGAATATGAAGACTGGGGTGATTGTATTGATTGGATCGCCAAAAAAGAGAACCTGGACTCAAGTATACAATCGAGTTGGCGGGATACAGTGTTGAAAAACGAACATTCTGGATTGTGTGGTGGGGTGAAAAAGGGCAATAGCATGTTGCGAGGTTCCGGATTGATAGGTTTTTGCTATCGGTATTTTATGAAGGAATTCATTAAAGAAAAGGGCTTACATTCCATATATGATCGCTTTATCATTGCGAGAACAGACACGTATTACGCTACAGATCACCCGGATTTAGATAATTTTTGCAATTGGATTCCCGAGGGAGAGGATTACAGTATCGATCCCCGCAAACAGCACGGAATATGTGATCGACATTTGGTATTAAATTACGGGTCCGTTTTGAACAGTTTGGACGTACTTGTATGGTTTTTGAAACAAAGATGCACATTTTTGGGGAACCCGGAAATGGTTGAAAAATTGTTTTGGAGATCATTAAAAATGAAAATCGAACGATTTCCACGAACCATGTTCTTGGTAAAGTCCAAAACCGATCAAACACGATGGGGTGATTGTGCCACGTACATCGAGCAACTTGGCGTGTATTGTAAATATGATAGCGAATACAATATGACCTTGTCGAATCTGAAGAAGATTCAAACTTAAATCAATACAGTCCCAAGTTATCACAAAACGTAAGTTTTGAAACTGTTTTAAAAATATAAAATTGTTTTTTCTATTACCTGCAAAATCATTTAACCGAGCATCAATTATCAAGGTATATGTATAAGCGCACATACACTGTTCCAAACCTTTTCAATGAATTATATAAATTTAAAACGTTGTTGGTAATGTATCATAATAACAAAGATGACAATTGCGCGAATCAAGTGGTGAGACCGATATCAGTGGATGAATTGAACCTTTGTGTAAAACACATAATGAAAACATCTAGACGACTCGAGGGTATTTCTCTCACACATTTGAGAATTGTATTCAGTATTGTGATGTTGATTTTGAAGAGTTGTAATGAGATTCAATCGTTATTGAAATCAATGAATGACGAAGAACATCGAGAGGTCGTATTTTTCCATGACGCAATTCATGTTGCGAGTGAAGTATATTGTGTTCTCGAAAAGAAATATGAACTAAAAGCAAATCAGAGTTAATAATCTTAATATACGTATAGATAAAATGTCGCAGCCAAAAGGGTTTGAGTTACAACCTCATCAGTTGTATTTGAAGGAGCATATTGGAACTAAATTTGAAAACGAAAATCGGATGTTATTGTTTCACGGGCTCGGTTCAGGTAAGACGTGTTCCGCGATTA